TGAGTTCCTGTAAAGTTTTGGATTTCTACTTTCATAATTTTTCTGTTTTGTTGGTTCAAATATATATTTAATTTTTAAAGTCTTTTATCTTTTGCTTATATTTTTCTATAATCTCTTTTAATTCTTCTCTTGTAAACTTTCGTGTTTTCATCGCATCAGCACTTAAACTCTCGAACTCTTCATATCCTAACTTAACTAAAAGATTTTCACGGTAAGGTAAAAGATTGCCAGATAAAAACGAATTGCAATACTCACATTGTAAATGTACATTGCGCTCATCGAACCTCACATTGAAGTGTCCACCTGCTGAATACATATGTCCTGCATTCGGTTTTTTAGGTTTTTTACCGCAGCTTATGCATAAATTACCCTCGTCTCTTAACCTAATATACTTGTTAAATACTTGCTGCGCTACTTTCATTAAATCTTGCACAGTAGTTAGTTCGTCTTTTAGTATCCTTTTACGTTCTTTCCACGCTTGAGTTTTCTTCTGAGCACTTTGTTCAATAGCACAACTTAATGAACAGGTGCTTTGTGCAGTAGTGTATATCGGTGTAAATTCGTTTTTACATACTTTGCATTTCTTAGCTTTCATATTTTTATGGCATTATGTATAGAAATTAATGTATATGTCTTTTCAATTTTATTATTATTTTCAAATTCTGTTTGTTTAGGCATTGAATTATCAGTAATCCAATTTGGTTTTATATCATTTATATTGAAAACAAATATTCCTTCTGGTGTTGAATTTATATAAAAAGCCTTGCAATTCATTTTGTTTAAACTATCATATTTAATTTTCTCTAACATCAAATTATCGTAGTGTTTATTTCTACATTTTAATTCAATCACACATCTATAAATTTTACTAAAACAATCATAACTTGAAAATTTATCTTCGCTTTTTGTTAAATCGTATATATAATATTTTTTTAAATAATTAAATAATTGTTCTTCATTCATAACAACTGTTTAAATTCATTATTTTCTCGCTTTAACTTTAAATACTCAGTATGATACTGAGCAAGTCTTTTAATTAGCTGCTTGTTCTCATCTTCCATAGCACTTAAAGTATCTCGTGTTTCGCTCATCCATATTTCGTATTTCTCTAAGGTTTCTATTAAATCTTTTCTATGTTCGTGTTTCTCTCGTAAATCGTGTAGAGAAAGTCGGATGCTTCCTATAATCGCATTTAAGGAAGTCTTAGCGTGTATTACATCAAATAAGTTCATCTGTTTAGTTTTATAGTCCGCAGTAACCAGAGTCGCATTCGTTAAAATCATCTTCAAATAGTTCATATTGAGGATTCCAATTTTGTATTTGTTCGTAGGTTAATCCATCCTCTTTACCTGCTCTCCATCTATTAGATTTCATTACTATTCCCATTTTTTCTTGGTCAACAAACCATTGCATCTTATTAGGATATTTTTGAAATTTCTTTTTTAATAACAAGGGATTATTGTGAAAGCATCCTACGCAGTTATTCATCCAAGCAAATCTAACTTGTTTACCTTTCCAAAATTCTTCTATTGAATCTTTAAAAATACCATCATTAATAAGTGGATAATGTGGCTTCTGATATTCAAAATCTTTCCATTTATTTTTTCCGTTTTTTGTTTTGCCTATAATACCTTTTTGAGTTAATAATCCGTTTTCATTTAGCCTATTATTTGTTGCAACTGCTCTTTTCATTTCATTTGCCCTAAAACCAAATCTAACTTCCCAAGGTTCAATATTTAAACTTCTCCAATAATCAAAAATAGGAATAGCTTTTAATTCTGATGTGCAAAATCTCTTCATTACATTCGGCAAATTAGGTATCCCACTATTCCTCATTATCAAATCTTCAAATGTTTTTCCAGTTACCCACTTTATTTCTCTTCCTGTAAATTGTTCTAAATCAAATATTGTGTTAATTATAATGTCATCCTCTAATGTGCCTATAAATTCAATCCCTAATTTATCCGATACCATTTGACGTAATTTAGCGTCAGGAAATAAACATCTCTGGTCGTTTGTTCTTACTAAAGCAAATGCTCTATAATCACTTGGGTAGTGTACTTCTAAATATGCTGATGTCTTACCACCGCTTATACTATTAAATGTTTTCATATTCCTAAAGCATTAATTCCTTCGCAGGTAAATTTAGTTCCGTATTCTAATCTAAATAATACGGGTTTGTTTGCAAAGGTAGGCATTCCACCTGTTTCTGTTTCTTTAACTTTCTTAACGTGTATCTCTGTAAACATCCAATGTGATTCGTGAGCAGGATATCTGTGTATAACTAAGAAGTCATCTGCTCTGTTTCCCCACTTACCACCACCTTCTGCATCTGCCATACTTGGAGGAATAGGTAAGCCATTGTATTCTCCGTCTTTATGTGTCTTCCTTAAAGCATCTGTAGCTGCGTGAATACATAAATAGATAGTTGTGTTCGTCTTTTTAGCAAATAACCTTAGCCTCGTAGCCATCTCATAATCGTAATCGTGTGCATTGCTTCCTTTAGGTCTTAAAAAAGAGTTGTGAGGGTCAATCATTAAAGCATCGTAATTACCTAACTCCTGTACTTGCTTCATAAAATCTTCAATAGTCCACGCTCTCTGTGCATCTATAAAATCAAAGTGAGATTCAATAAAGTTTTTATAGTTGTCTAATTCAGATTCAAACATATCCTTAATCTTTTTACCAGCACACAACTCTATTAAATTACGCTTGATTCCAAACACGGAATTCTCAGAAGAGTAAATTAGGTGTTTAAGGTTGTATTTAACTGACATAGTAAGTAAGTACCATAATACCCAATAAGTCTTACCTACATTAGCGTGTCCTAAAATAATGTTAAACGTACCTTCTTTAAATCTTAAATGGTTGTCTAAGTCTATACTTATTCCCTTACCCAAAGGAATCTTATCTTGTCTGAGTAACTCTAATAACTCATCTTGGCTTCTATGGTTAACTATCATTTCTTTTTGTTTATGGAATAACCGTCTACTCCTATATCTTGGTTCCAATGTCGTACAGGAACTTTCTCTTTCTCTTTTTCTTTCCCTTGTTCTTTCTCTTTCTCTTTCTCTTCTTCTTGTACCGAAGGGTGTACAGAACCCCCTTGCCTACCCCCTACCGAAGGGTGTACCAAAGGGTCTTTTGTTTTATCTTCATAACCTTTTACTTGCCTATCAATAGAATGCTTTTGAGATAGATACGCAAACTTAACCATTCCGTTTAAATTTGGTTCTTCTCCTGTAAATTGTTTAAGCATAACGGCATCATAAAATTTGAGCCTATCTGTTTCGCTTAATTCATTTGCTACTTCCCAATAGCTTCGATAAAAATTAAATGCCTTTCTCATATATCTAAAATTAAAAAACCCGACCATTTTACTTGCGGCTTCGACCTCGCTTTCAAATAATCGGGTAATAATTCTGTTCAGTTACTATAATGTCGAAGCGTAACTATGTCACAAATATAATAAAAATTTGTGACTAAAAAGGCAATCCAGAACTTTCGTTTCTAATCTTGTCCGAAGTATTTTCCATCTTTTTAAATGGTTCTTGTATCTTACCCGAAAAGAACTTACCTGCTTTACCATCTTTAATCCATAGACTTATTTCTAATTCTCTTCCATCTACGTTTATAGTCCCTCTGTAATCAGGATGCTTCTCGTTTTCTTTCTTGTTATTCTTAAAAATAATTGCTGTGTTGTTGTTATTGTATTCCATTTTACTTTTATTTAAATTATATGATATTTTTCTTTTGCATTTACATAAGCGTTTCGCGCTTCTTGTTCCGTATTAAATGAACCTAAATGAATTAGTTTATAATTTAATCGTATACAAGCCATCCATTTTTTTGATTTTTTATGATATGAATACCCTTTTGCTTTTTTTTGATTCCATTGATTTTTTTGATTATTTACATTTCTTAAATTACAAATTCTATTATCATTTCTAACTCCATTGATATGGTCTAATTGTTCAAATTTACAATTGTTATTTATGCAGAACCAAGCAAAATGATGTGCTGCTAATTGATATTTTTTTTCTTCACAAGTCAAACACATTTTAATATAACCATTGCTATTTATTGATTTACTTATTCTACCATATCTATTATATATATATCCTGTTTCAGAATCATATATAAATCCTCGTTCAATGGCTAATTTACATTTTTCTTCTCTTGTCATTTTTTTGCAGTTAAATTAATGCAGTTAAAAAGAAACGTGGAAGGTGTAACTGCTTCACTTTTCAAACGGCTAATTACTTCCGTTCTATCCACGTTTACAAATATATAAAATTATTTTAAATTATACTTTTTAATTGTTCGTAGTAGTTTCTGCAAAGTTCTACTTTCTCTTTAATTTGTTCGATAGCTTGTTCGTCTCTTTCTACGATGAATCTTTTAATACGTAGGTTGTTAGGAATATGGTCGAATGTATGTTGGCTCTGTACTGCTTCACGTAAATTTAAATCCTCATCTATTAATCCTGCTTTCCAATGCGCTCTGCGTACCTCATCTTCTACAATTTGATGGGGTGTATTCATTAAGCAGTAAATTAACTCAGCTTTATCTAATCCTGTAAGAAACATATAACCTTGCAGTTGCCAAAAATAATCTTTATTCTTTAACTCAGTATCGAATAATGGAAACGTAGAACCATCCCAAGAGCATTTTATATCAGCAAGTAATTCCTTTGTAATTACATCGGGTTCGCCTGTTAGCCATTCGTTATTATATCGTTCCGTGTTTTTAACTACAAACTCCCATCCGAAAAACTGACCTGCAAACTCTATCGCCTCATCTTCCATCTGTAAACCTTTATCCGTGTATCTGCTCCAAAACTCTTTAGCTATTCCCAACTCCTTTTCTTTAAAGTAATCTTGAATATAAGTCTTTGCCGTTTCAGATAGAACCTCTCCCTTTGTTCTGGGAGAAGTCATTATCTTACCTATTGCACTACATCTAATTTTCATAACAATAACATTGCTTTGGTTTGTAACTCAGTTAATTCATATCCTTTCAAAGCATTCTTAAATTGCTCAGTAGTTAACTCTCCGTTTGATACTTTAGTAAGTCCTGATTCAAAACGCTCTTGAGGAAATAATTTACTTACTGCTTCTCGTGCCGTGTTACCATCGTCATCCACCGCCTGAAGCGTGAGCAGAGTTTGGAGTGACCCTCTTCGGTAATAAGTAATCGAAGCAATTAATTTCTGTGGGTCGGTAATCATTGGAAGAACTAAACTACTTTCTATCTTGTCTCCGTTTTCTATGTCTATTATCTGAGTGCATACTTTGCCGTCTAAGATGGGTTGTAAGAGTATTAAACCGTGTTTTAATAGGATTGGTTCGGTAGCTTCTAAAATAGCGTTTAAATCAGCGTATTTTGATTTAAAGAAAGGATTGTTAGAACCTTTAGTAACTTTGCCTATCTCTTGCTTCGCTTTCCATAGCTTAGTGTAGATAGTTTCGCTTTTCGGTAGAACGTCTACCACTTCTTCTTTTTTCATAGTTATCTGTTTTTAATTGTTTACAAATATAATACTTTTAAACATATAGCATACCTTCAGCAGCTAATTTTTTTTTAATTAATCGTTCTAAATAAATTAAAGAGTTCTTTTCGTTCTCGCTTGAATCGTTTGAGTAAGGTACGCTCAAATCTATGCAGTTCATTATCTTATCAATCTTTTCTTTTAGCACATAATCATAACCTTTATTTGCTTGTCTAACTACTTTTAAAGCGTGAATAACTGTGCTATGGTCTTTATCAAAGAACTTACCTGCTTTGCTCAGGTGCATATTTTCTATTGCTAACCAAACCATACCTAACTGCCGCCATTGCATTACTTCTCGTTTGCGTGATACTTGTCTAAGATAGTCCAGAGAGAAAGGACAAGCTATTAGGAAATCCTCAAACACGAATCTTGTATTTTTAGGAAATGATTTCTTTGTCTCTGTAATTGATTGTATGTTATAATTCATTTTTTTGGTTTTATATATTTAATAAAGTAATCACATTCACCTTTTTCGTTAGGGTTTATATCTGCGTATGTTTGCCAATATTTAGATGGTTCTGCCATATATCGGTAACATTCTTTCTTTAGTTTGCAAGTTTCATTTTTGCACATTGCTATATCTGGCATCTTACTCTGATTTAAAGGTTTCGTTGTAGTATTCAAATCCCTGTAAATGTTTATATTCTGAGTTTGTAGCCAAACACATTCCTTCAACCTTTGCTTCATCATAAGCATCAATTATCTGCTCTTTCTCCATCTCTTTGGCTTGTTCAAATATTTTTTCAAGTTCAATACTTGTAAATCCCAATTCTTTTTTAATTTTTCCAAATAAAAATTCTACTGCTGTTTTCATATCTCGTGTATATCTGTTATTAAACCTTTCCATAATTGGAATTTATCTTTAGCATCTGACTGAGTGTATGCGCTTACA